TGTTAAACAAAAAGAAGATGTTGAAAAGAGTAGAAGAGTATTTGAACTTCCTATATTTAGAGATAAACAGTTTCAATATTTTAATTAAATAGAATGGATTTATATTATAAACGAACCGAGTTTCCAATACAGAAATTAACCTTATCTAGAAAAGATGAGGAGTGGAAAAGAGCCTGCGTTGATGTACTTATATCTAGAGAGGGTAGTTCTTATGTATCTGGTCGTTCAAGAAAAGATATGATTAGGATTAATTATGATCTATATAATGGGATATTTAATGAAGATGATTTTCAGTATGTAGTTAATCCTTTTAATATAGATGATGGATTTCCTGCTCATCCTCAAAGTTTCAATATTATTAAACCTAAGATAGATTTACTATTAGGAGAAGAAACTAAACGTCCTTTTAACTTTAAAGTATTCTCAACTGGAAGCGAAACAGTGTCAGAAGTACTGGAGAAGAAAAAGGATATGCTTGTTAGAGAGTATCTATCATCAGTAGTATCTGGAGATAATCAAGATGAAATTGCTAAGAAATTAGTTGAAATAGATACATATATCAAGAATAAATATTCTACTGCTGCTGAACAAATTGCTTATAATTCATTATGTTATCTTAGAGAACAGTTATCTTTAAACCACGAATTTTTAAAGGGATGGAAAGATGGATTAATATCTGGGGAAGAGATATACTATACAGGTATTGTTAATGGAGATGCAGTGTGTGAAAGAGTAAATCCTTACCAATTTACTTATGATAATGATCCAGATCTTGAATATGTAGAAGATGGGGATTGGGCAGTAAATAGATTTCTAATGGCTCCTAGTACCATATATGATAGATTTCAGAATTATATGACTGAAGATGATCTAGATGATTTATTAAAAATGGTTGGAGCAGATGAGTTAAGTCGTCGTCCAGGAGATGTAAATTATAATAGTATTATCTACAGAGATAAAATTATATCAGATATTAATAATGATGAATTTTTTAAAGGACAATTACTACCTGTATGGCATGTAGTATGGAAATCATTTAAAAAGATTGGATATCTAAAGTATAATAATCCTGATACTGGAGAAGAAGATACTGATGTAGTTGATGAAACTTATAAATTTGATAAATCTGATAAAGCTTTAGGAAAAACTATAGAGTGGGATTGGATTACAGAAGTATGGGAAGGGTACAGAATTGGTACTGAAATATACTTAGAAATTAAACCAGTTGAATACCAATATACTTCCTTAGATAATCCAAAGGTATCTAAACTTCCTTATATTGGGGCTAGATATAATGCAACTAATACTAGAAATAGATCATTAGTTGATATTATGAAGAGTCTTCAGTATATGTATATTGTTATATGGTATCGTATAGAACTCTCTCTAGCTAGGGATAAAGGCAAGATAATTAATATGGATGTCACCCAGATTCCTAAATCTATGGGGATGGATACCAATAAATGGTTACATTATTTATCTGCATTAGGAGTAAACTTCTTTAATCCATATGAAGAAGGTTGGGATATACCAGGAAGAGAGGGAGGTAAACCTGCTACATTTAATCAATTTGGACAATCAGATTTATCAATGACTAAGGTTATTGCTGATTATATAGGATTGTTAAATAAGATTGAAGATATGGCTGGAGAGATTTCAGGTGTATCTAGGCAGAGAGAAGGACAGATTCAAACTAGTGAATTAGTTGGTAATGTACAAAGGGCCACTATTCAATCTAGTCATATAACAGAACCTCTATTTGAAATGCATAATGAGGTTAAGAAAAGGGCATTAACTGGATTATTAAATTGTGCTAAGTATGCATGGTCTGAGAGAAAAGATAAGAAGTTTCAATTTATAACAGATGATTTCTCTAGGGAATTCTTAGAGGTAACAGAAGATTTCTTATATTCAGATTTTGATATATTTGTATCAGATAGTACTAAAGAGAACCAGAATCTTGAATCTCTACGTAGTCTTGTACAGCCAGCTATTCAGAATGGTGCTACTTTAAGTGAAGCAGCAGAAGTTATAACTACTGAAAGTATATCGGAGATTAAAAGGAAACTTAAAGAAATTGATGAAAGAAAGTCTAAGTTAGAACAACAAGCTCAGCAACAACAGCAGCAAATACAACAACAAATTGCTCAAATGAATACTCAACAACAAGCTGAAGCTAATAGAATTAAGGAAGAAGATTCTATACGTAAAGCACAAACATCTATTACTGTAGCAGAAATAAATGCTGAAGCTAAAGGAATGAATATAAAAGATGAGGATAAATCTGTAGAGCAATTTAAGTTACAATTACAAGCTGATAAGATTTTATCAGATGAAAGACTTAGATTATTAGAGTTAGAAGAACAGATTCGTACTAATAAAGTAGATGAGGAATTAAGATTTAAAGAATTAAATATTAAAGATAAACAGGCATCTAAACCTGTAAGTAAGAAGTAAATAATAAATAATAAGTGATATGGCAAAGGAAGAAAACGTATTTGATGGTTTTAATGAATTAGCTGGAACTTTTCTTATGGGAGGAGAACCTGACTATCCTATTAGAGATCTAGAGAATACAGAAGATAAGATAGAGGATTCCCTTGAGAATACTAAGGTTGAAGACCCTAAAAAACCTGCTAAGACTAAAAAAGAAGAGGTTGAAGATAAAGAGGAAGAAGTAGAAGAAGGTGATGAACCTTCAGAGGAAGTAATTGAAGATGAGGGTGATGGTTCTACTGAATCAGAAGATTATGATGAAGAAGAAATTGTAGACGCTTTCTCTGATTTATTTTCTAAAGAAGTAGGTTGGGAATTTGAAGAAGGAGAGAAACCTAAAGATATAAAGCATTTAGTTGAGTATATCCAAGAGTTAATTCAAGAGAATTCTACACCTAAATATTCTAGTGACGAAATAAGAGAACTAGATGAATTTGTTAAAAATGGAGGGGATTTTAAAGAGTTTGTAGGAAAAGTACACTCTAAAGAATTTGATCCAGAAAAAGTTGATACTACTAAAGTAGATGATCAAAAATTAATAATTAAAGAAAATCTTCGTAATAGAGGTTACTCTGATTCTCGTATTGAAAAATTAATTGATAGATATGAAGAAGCGGGTTCCTTAGAAGATGAGGCACTTGATTCATTAGAAGAAGTAAAAGAATATAAAGAAAAAACTAAGAAAACGCTATTAGAAACTCAGAAGAAACAACACGAAGAGCAAGTTAAGCAACAACAAGCTTTTATTAAGAACGTAGAGAAAGTTATCGAAGAGACTAATAATGTAGCAGGATATACTCTATCAGATAAAGAGAAGAAAAAACTTAAGGATGATATTTTTAAAGTTGGATCTGATGGACTTACTAATGCTCAAAGAGCTTATCAAAGTAATCTAAGGAACTTAGTTACATCTGCTTTTATTTCTTTGAATGAAGATAAATTTAAACAACAAATTAAAACAAAAGCTACTACAGACGCAGCCAAAGAATTGAAACTTAAACTTAAAGCAAAAGGAAAGAGTACAAAGAATACTGCATCCGATCAAAATATTACAGCTAAAAAGTTTTCACTATGGGACGCAGCTAATGAGCTTACATCTTTTTAAACAATAATTAATTTAACAACAAATGGGTGATAGTATTTTAAATAATCTGCAACTTTATAGAAGTAAATATTCTAGTGATCTTGTAGATGAGAATATGCTTTCAAATATGTTATTAACTGAACCTCATAAGGTATCTACAATACTGTCGTATATCTTTGGTCGGTATGAAAATAACACTGTTGACTTCTTGACTAGCGGTCTTGGAAAAACAGTTGTTACTGAAAATGGTCAGTATGAATGGCCTGTAATGATTGAAAGCGATAAAGCAATAGTAATTAAACAAGCTAAATGGAATGGATCAGCTATTACATCTGATCTTACTCCTGGTATTAATGGAACTCCTATTCAAATCTGGTTAGGGGAAAAATGGTTTGGTCCAGGTGCTCTCTTGGAATTTGATGATAAAGAATTTCAAGTACGTGTAGCTGGTGCACCATATCAAGATGGTAATGATTGGGTATATACTGTAATCGTTGCTAATGGTGATGCTAGTTCATTTATTCCACCTTCAATGCTTAGCGCTGGTAGACAAGTTAGTAGATTAGGTTCTGCTTATGAAGAATACTCAGAAGAAGCAGATATCGTAAACTATCAAGCTCCATTCAAATTACGTAATCATTTAACCACAATGCGTTTATCATACGATATTACAGGTAGTGCATTTAGTACTGCTATGGTTATTGAAATGCGTGATCCTAAAACTAAAAAGTCCTCACGTTATTGGGCTGATTATCAAGAATGGATTGCTTTACGTCAATGGTACAATACTATTGATCGTCAATTAGTTTACAGTAAATTCAATCAGAATGCTACTGGTACAGTAGATCTTATTGGTACTAACGGTCGTCCAGTATATATTGGAGCAGGTTTATTACAGCAGATTTCTCCAGCAAATGTTAAGACTTATACTACAATGACATCAGATCTTTTAGAAGATTTCTTGTTTGATTTGTCTTATAATATCTTAGGTACTAACGAACGTAAGTTTGTAGCACTAACTGGTGAAATGGGTATGAAGGAATTTGACCGTGTATTGAAAGCTAAGGCTTCTGCATATACACTTGTTGATACTCACTTCGTAACTGGTACAGGTCAAGAACTTACTTTAGGTGGTCAGTTTACTACTTATAAGATGCTTAATGGTATTGAACTTACCCTTAAACATTTCCCGTTATATGATAATATAGTACATAATCGTAAATTACATCCAACTAGTGGTAAACCACTTGAATCATATCGTTTTACATTCTTAGATTTTGGTAATCGTGATGGTGAATCAAATATTACTAAAGTAGTTCGTAAGGGTCGTGAAATGGCTATGTGGCATGTAGCAGGTTCTGTTGCTCCTGGTGCTGGCTACGCTAAGTCAATGAATACTCTTCGTGCTAATGCAAAGGATGGATATCAGGTTAACTTCTTGTCAGAGCAAGGAATTATGATTAAGGATCCTACTGCTTGTGGAGAATTTATAATGGATGCCAGCGACACCGCCAATGTCTAATATGGATGCAACCTTTTAGATTATATATCGTATAATTAAGTATAACTTAAAATATGATATATGAATAAGAAGTTGGAAGTATATAAAATAGTAAATAAAATAAATAATAAACTATATGTAGGAATAACAAATCAAGGAATTAATATGAGGTTCAGACATCATGTCTACGAGGCTAAAACTAATTCCTTGTTTCCTTTACATATGGCAATGAGAAAATATGGAGAAGATAACTTTGAAGTATCTCTTATTGAACAATGTAAAACCATAGAAGAACTTAAAGAAAGAGAGAAATTCTGGATAAAGGAATTACAAAGTAGAGCTGATAAAAATGGTTATAATTTAACAGATGGTGGAGATGGAACTTTTGGAAGAGAAACTTCAAAAGAAACTAGAGAAAAACTTAGACAAAAAGCTTTAGGTAGAAGAGCATCAGAAGAAACAAAACTTAAAATGTCTAAGTCCAGGAAGGGGTTAAAACCTTCTCAATCTAAAGTAGAACATCTTAGAAATAATGCAAAGAAGCAAAGAAAGCCAATTTTACAATTTACATTAAATGATGAATTTATTAAAGAATTTGAATCAATAAATCAAGCGGTTATAGAATTAAATATAGATCGAAGAAATATAAGTGGTTGTTTATCTGGAAAAAGAAAAAGTTCATTAGGTTATAAATGGAAATATAAAGAAATAGTATAGAGAAGGGTTAGGTTGTTTAACCAGGAAATGCTAAAAACAAAGTAGAAAAACTCCTACCCTTCCTCTATTAATAAATAAACTCTTAATAATTAAATTAATGGAAGTTGTATTAAAACCCCTATCTAGAGATAAATGGGCTGGAGTAAATAAATATAAAAATTGTAATGACTGGATTGGAACATATTTTACACGTTCTGGCTATGTATATACAGGTCTTACAAAAGAAGAAGAAGATAGACTAGGAGCATTACTTAAGAAAGATTTGCATCCTTCCTCTGAATTTTGGAATAATTTTTATATCCGAATTGGTAATAAGGACGTATACTTAGATACGAAGGATCCTATGGATGAATTAAGATATATATTCTTAAAGAATCATAAAAGAGTTGCTAATGGATATAATGATAATAAACCTACTGCTAATTACGTACTTGTAAATAAGGAAACTGAAGCAGTTGAATCTAATAAATTCAATCAAATAAAACGTAAAGCAATTAAAGAATTTGATAAATTATCAGCAGTTGAACAAAGGAAAGCCCTTCGTTTATATGGACATAGATCAGATAATTTAAGCGCTGAATTGGTTGAACAGAAATTATATGAAATAGTAGAGAAAGATCCTCAGAAGTTTTTGGATATGTGGGTTACTAATAAGTCTAAGGAAACTCAATATATTATTCAAGAAGCAATAGGAAAGAATATAATAAGAAGGAATAAATCTGAATATAAATATGGGACTGATACAATTGGTCATAGTTTAGATGATGCAACTTCTTACTTAGATAATCCTGAACATAGAGATCTTAGAGAAATTATTATTAATGAAATTAAAGTTAAAGAATAATGACAGTT